GCAATTAGAAGCCCTCTCATCGGTTATCTTTGAAGTTTGTATAGATAGTTCTACCATTCGATTTTGAAGCCCGTAGAACCTGCTTTCTGTTGCCCTCAGATTTATAGCTAACGTGAACCCAACTTGGATTTTCGATTGATCCAAATTCAAATATCAGTTGGTCGAATTCTAGATGGTCATGTATGTACCAAAATATGTCCGCGTTTGATGGATAACCTCTGCCGTCATTGTCAAGGTCAAGTGCTTCGCCTTTGCAATGCTGTGAAGTTGCTACATATTCGCCTTTGATTATCTTGTGCGCTCCACCTATTGCTTTGTTTAGGTCTTTACTTCTGTATCCACTACTCACGAAGATAGGTTTGCCGAAATGCTCTCTGATAGGCTGAAATACATTGTTAGCTAACTTGATGAGATTCGTTAAATGCTCGCCTTGTGGCTCATTGTCGATACCTTTGCGTGTCGCTGTCAGGCTTTTACTGACTTCTTTGAGCGTAAGATTAGCACTAATTTCCATTCGATGGATTTCGTTTTGAAACTCGTTTCTTTGCTGTCTGAACGATGCGCTCCTCAAGTCGAGCGATTGTAGCCGACTGCGTCATCAAGACGCCGTTCATCTTTTCAAGTTGGGTTCGCAACTCTTGAATCTCAACGCGTAACCCCTCAATGATTTCTTCATTTTTCTTGACAATTGCGGACGCCTGCAAAGTCTGAACGATAAACGCCCCGATGCTCTTACCTTTCCAAATTAAGCCACCCAATGATATTGCCATCAACACCGTGACTATTCCATATTCACCGATCAACTCGGCCACTCCTTCGATCACTTCCACTTTTTTGAATTTTTTTAATAAATCTGCGCAACTTTATTATGTTGCGTTTCTTTGGTTCATACGTTTGTTTCACAGCACCCATCCACAGAAATTATTGTCGGTTGCAGGGTTGACATCGCTATTTGTGTTGCTTGAATATTCAGGGAACAAGTTGGAATTGCTACATAGATAATCAACTAAACGATTTGAATAGTATACAGCGAAGTCTCGTTCTTGCGAAACTAAACTGTCAACATCTGATTTGTCTAATGCTGTGGCATTCTCAGGTTGATGTCTGTAAATACCTCCGTTACCTATTGTCACGCTACCCATTGGCAGGAACTCAACTAATGACCAATGGATTAAAGCTGGCTTTACCCAATCAGTAACAAGCGATAGGTAGTTTCCTGCAAGTGTTCCAGCAATAATATCGGCCTGTATCTTCTCAAGTAAGTCAGTTCCAAGCAATCGCTGGATATGCATATCCTGTGATATCGCTATATACTGCACATATTTGTCGCTGTCTACTGTAGTTAGGTTGGAATACCTCAGTACATCTTCTGTCTTTATGAGTAATGCTTTTGCCATTTTTAACTTGGATAACGTCCATTATTCTTCATATCTCTTGGTGCTTTTGCAGCATCCTTTCTGCCTCTTGGCTTAGGTTCGTATGACTTTGGAATTGATGCAACTTCTTCAGATGAACTCAATGCCTTATCTTCAACGTATTCTCCGTCTTTCTTTTTCTTTAATTGATACAAATTCTCCTGCCAAAAATGACCGCAGAAACTACCGCCCTTGAAACGAAACAAATCGTACGCTTGACCTTTATGACCAAATCCTTTATTAACTCCTTTACGAGATGCTTTGTCAATATCTTCTAACCTATAAACAACGCCTTTTGAACTTCTGCTCATCATATTACGACAGAAATCTCTGCTTTTTCCTTTGGAATATTTTTCCTCATATGAATAACGAACCTTGTAATAACTTTTATCAAGTGACGATTCGCGCGACGGAAAAGAAGTAATGTAATCGTTAAACTTCTGCCAAGCACTTAATTTGATGGATTTCTTTGCCCAATCTTCAATTGGCTCATTATCTTCTGACCATTCTCGGCTGTCAATTAATTCCCACTCATCATTTATCTTGCTACCTTCTAAAGCGTCAAGCATTTCATCATCATCAAAATCTTCCTTTGACAATTCGATGCCTGTCTTTTCCTGTGCTGTATCAATATCTACTTCTTCGATTTCCATCTCGCTGAACTCAAGCGGCTGGCTTGTTAAGAAGAAAGTGTTTAGGCTTGCTCCGTTGAAAGATAGAATCGCGTTAACGGATTCAATGATTACTCGCTGCATTGGCTTAATCACCGTGTTGTCAAATAGCAAAGCGGCCATCTTGATCTCATCGGCGTTCGAACCCAAACCGCCGTTGTGCGGCAATCCAAAAAGCAAAGGTGAAACTACGCGATGCGATACCATTATTTTCCTACTTGCTTCTTCCGCGATAAATTGGTATTGATTATGAGCGTCAGGTAAACTTATCGATTCTATGCTTGCGGCAGTTTCTTGACTGTCGTTAAAAGCAACGATTACGCTATCTCCTTCTGTGCCTGTGAACTTGTCTTTTATCTTGGTTTCAATCATCCGCTGCTGGTCGTCTTCAGGGATGCCGTTGTTGAAGTTGATTATTGTCGATCCGCTGAACCTTGTGAAGATGTTGTTTAAGTGAAACTTAGCAAGTTCAATTTCAACGAATGCATAATCTAATCCGCTTTGATATTCGACAGGGGAAAAGTAATGGAATCCTGCTTTGTAAGGTTTGATAACCATAACCTCAAGACCTTCTTTGCTTTTTCCAAAACAAGGTATTCTTTGATGCTCATCATTGCGCCTCGCATTGGCCCAATCGTCGCAGTAATAGTAGGCGGCGATATAGCCCTCATCGTTCATCTTCTCAGGGCGAAGGTTCTGAATAGGCATATGCGCCACCTCCATTACTTTGGTGTGAGAAGTATCATAAATAACTTGGTATGCCGCCTGACCAAATGTGTAAAAATCATCACAGATTTTGCGCATACAGTCTTCTGTGAATAGCTGCACCATCATTGCGTACTCGTCAGGCTTGCTAGCGGCGTTTGTGGCGTGTAATCCACGCCCATAAATCATATCCGCTATGCCATTGATTAACGCGCTGTTGGTAGGCGACTCCTTCGCTTCAATCAACGTCTGATAATAGTTGTTATCTACGCCGTAAGCAACGAACTTCTCGCGCTTGTCCTCGCTAATCTGCGGCGTTGTATACTTGCCTAACTCTACTAAGCTGATGTTACTGCTCATATGATTACAAATTCGTTGTTAGATGGCTGTCCTGTGAACACATCTTCGTTGATGCTAAATTTCGGAAAGTCGGTTTGGTCGGTAATAAAGGACTTTCCGCGAAAGCAAAGTTCAGAGCCGTCCATTACTTCGATGATGTAATTCTGTGCGTCCACCAGAAGCGGAGAAAATGTGTTTGTGATCGTCAAGTAGCCGTTCAAATATGTAGCTGCGAGGTTGAATGTGTGTGTCAGCTTATTCTGCTGCTCACTTGTAAACGTGACATCTACATTTCCCGTCGGTTCAAATCTAGGAATGACTATGAAGGTCTGCGATGCTGCTGATGTGGTTAAAATTACCATACACTATAAACGTAAAACTCAGATTTTGTTTCAAACAAAAAAGTAACCGATGTGATAACGTGTTTTAAATAACACGATTCCGTGTTTTAAATAACACGATATGATTCGAAATGATACGATATGATTCGAAATGTAGGTTGCGCGCATAAAAAAGGCCGCCCATTTGAGCAGCCTTTTTTTTTAATATGTAGATAGATTAGCTAGTGACGATGGTCGTAACGCCCAACGCTGTCAACTGATCTGCAATAGAAGTTCCTGTTGCGGGAACACAAAAGTTCGCAGGTATTTTCTCCGTTGCTGAAAACGTTAAAGTATAGCCATTCAAGTCGCCCATTCCGCCGCCTGTAGCAAAATTTCCGCCCACCACGTCACAGCCGTGATCTAAGCCGCAAAGCAACAGATTTCCTTGATTGTCTTCAACCAAGATTTTCGGACGGCCATAACATAGTAACTTCAATTCCTTGTTTGCTTCCTTCGTCATCTTTTTCAAGGTAATGTTTAAAGCGGTCTCAAAGAAAGTAGTGCCGTTATCTCGGCTCGCATTAATTGTCTGCTCCAACGTATTGGTTGTAGACTTCAGTTCATACTTGTAAGCCGTTAATGCTGTTCCTAGAACGTCAATCACATCGGTGTCTGTCGCATCGTATGTAACGCCTGAAACAGGTAGTGTATCGTAATTAAAAATGTAGATGTTATTAATGCCACCTACTGCGTCTTTGCATGGCTCTATTCGCCCTGCTGTAATATCGCAACTCATTGATTTTTTA